GGGCCAGCTGCATTAGGAACGGCGGCAGGCACGCCATTAGCAAACGCAGCTGGCCCAACGCAAGGTTCAGGAATATTAGGTTCGGTCACTCGCGGCTTGTCTGATACAGGCGTTGGTCGTGCTTTAACATCAATCGGAAACGTGGGTGGTGGTTCATCCATGTTTGGTTCATCGGGAGGTTCTTCTATGTTTAGCGGTGGAAATTTATTAAAGGCACTTGGCGGTGCGCGTGATTACATGGCGCAATCCGATATGGAAAAGCAGCTATTGCGTGCCAATGAGCAGGCGCAGGCACAGCTTGCACCATATGCCCAGACGGGGACGGCAGCTAATCGTGCTTATCAAGAGTTGTTAGGGTTGCAGGGCGACCCGCAAGCAGCATTAAGCGCAATTACGTCTAGCCCTGACTATCAGTTCAGATTTGGACAGGGGCAGAATGCGTTGAACGCCAATCTTGCAGCCACGGGGCAACTTGATTCTGGGGCTGCTATGAAGGCGGCGCAAGAGTACGGGCAAGGTTTGGCAAGTCAGGCTTATCAAGACCGCATTGGCAATCTATCTAATGCCGCAGGTTTTGGCCGTGATGCCTCTACTGGTCTGGCAGGATTGCTATCAGGTCGTGGTGATATTCGCGCTAATCGGATTGCTGGTCAATCCAATGTGCTTAATCAAGCAATTTCAGGTCTGACGGGCGGAAACGTTCCTAGTATTCAAGACATCTTAAAACAAATGGGGTATGCCTAATGGCTGACTTAGAAGTTTTTCAAAAAGCAAAGACCTTTGCTGATTATGGTCGCCAGCAGCGTGCAGATGATTTGCAAATGGTGGATGCATATGCAAGGGCAAGAAGCACCTCAATGGGTGCAAATCTTCCTGCTACTATTCGTGTTGCTAGAGAAATTCAAAGCGCAATTGCTCGTGGGGATACGCAATATGCACAGCTATTGATTGATTCAGGAAAGCTTGACCCCAAGGGAACTATTCGTGAGTTTGGTTTAGATGATGGTATGCAACAGCCAATGATGCAGCCAACCCTCCCAACGCCGCCAACAAATAAACCAAAAACGACTGGAATTCTGGCCGATTCTATTGCTGGCAACATTGAACAATTTGGCAAACTTCCGACGATGCCAGAATACAACGATGTCGCACCCCGTATCGAAATTCCAGCTCCTATTAGCTCAACGCCGACTGGTGCTTTGCGACCTCGCCCTGGTTCTGATATTGTTTATAAAACAGAGGCTGGTGCAAAAGAACTCGGCAAGCTTGAACAACAATTAAATATGGAGCCTGCAATCGCTGGTGCTAAAAAGGACGCTGAAAATAAAGCAAATGCGCAAGCAGATACAGCTAAAAAAGCCAAAAACGCATCCAATATGTCACCAATTCTATTAAGTGCAGAAGCTTTATTAAAAAATGCGCCTGCTGGCTTATTTGATAGGGCTTATATGGGGGCCGCCGCCGCAGCTGGAAAAGATACAGAGCTTGCAGAAACACAATCTTCTTTAGAAGTTCTTGCCGCAAATCTTTTACAGAATGTTCCACGCATGGAAGGCCCTCAATCTGATGCTGATAGAATTGCATATGAAAGAGCAGCGGGTGATATTGCAAATATTAATAAGCCAAGAAGCGCACGGATTGCTGCTGTTAATGAAATAAAACGTATTAACGAAAGATACACTGGAAAAATGCAAAATACTGCACCGCAGGGTGGTGGCTTTTCTATACGGAGATTAGACTAATGCCGCGTTATGAAATTACAGCCCCTGATGGCTCTCGCTATGAGGTGACTGCACCCGAAGGTGCAAGTGAGCAGGATGTTTTGTCATACGCAGAAAGCCAGTTCCAAACCACGCCAGCAATGCCGGAGCAGGAAAAAACATGGCTTCAAAAGGTTGGTTCTGACCTAATGGGCGTTGCTGAAAAAGCAGGCCAACAAGTCGCCCAAAATGATATGCAGTACCAGCAAGCATTTGGCTCACCACCTGCCGTTTCATTGCTGCGCCCTCAAAATGCTATGGAAATAGCTGCTATTCCTGTTAGGGCTGCGACCTCTGCCGTGGGTAATGTTTTAGCTGGCGCAGGCGGTCTTGCGCTTGATGCAATTCCAAAGGGTGTTAGGGGTCAAGTTTCCGGTGCAGCACAACAATTTATGAATACACCGCAAGCTGGCCCACTTGGTGCATTGCAGGGCATTATAAAAACAGCACCGCAAATTGCTAACATGGCCGCGCAAGGCTATGGGCAGTTCAAAGAGGCTGCGCCCGGTGTTGCACGTGTAATAGAGGGCACGGCTAGAGACGCTGATAACCTTCTAAACATTCTTCCTCTTGTTGGTGGCATTCAGGGGCTGGCAAAGAGTGCAGCCGCGAAACGTGCAAATGTTCCGCCTGCTGGTGGGCCTCCTGCTGTTGGTGGGAGTGGTGGTAGTCAAGTTTCTGGCTGGTCAAACATTCCTCAAGAGCAATTAGAGAAAGCCGCGCAATCTGGGTTGGTTGATGATGCCGTTAGTGGTCAGGCAAATAAAATCACATCTTCTATGCTCGAAGAAGAAGCGGTGAAAGGCTATGATTTTGCAAGGTCTCTCGGTTATCAAGTGCGACCAGAAGAAGTTAATTTTATAGCTAATAAACTTTCATCTAATGCCGAGTTATTCCCCAAACTAGACCGTCTCGGTTCAATGGAGAGAAGCCCGGCGGTTCAATTTGCATCTGAAAAAATACAAAATTTTAAGAACGCTGCAACACAAGGCGGTGCTACGTTTAATGAGTTAAACTTGCTTGAAAAAGAAATCAAAAGAGAATTACAAAAACCTGCGTATTACGACCCTATACGTGGTGAGTTTACGGGCGAGGGGCGGTTGCTGGCAATCTTTCAAGAAGATGTTTCGGATGCCATTCAAAATGCTGCTACCGGAGCTAGGGGTGGTGCGCAAACGGTTGCTGCACTAAAGGATGCCAATCGGCTTTACACAAAATCAATCAAACTTTCCCGAATTGAAGATATTTTTGACAGAGCAAATCGCGCAAATAATCCTGCACAAGCCTTGCGCACAGGGTTTAATACTTTGATTAACAACAAAAAAGCCTTTGGAAGATTTTCCCCAGAGGAGCAATTTCTAATCAGGAAGGCTGCTAAATCTGGCGCATTTGGGAACCTTTTGGAAACATTCGGTAGTAGGCTCATGCCGATTGTTACATTCGGTGCATCTGGGCCAGTGGCATCATTGGCAACTGCCGCAGGTTCTGCCGCTTCGCGTGGCCTAGCTGGGCAAGCACAAATGCTGCGTGCTGGGAAAGTGGCAAAGGAAATTGCTAAAGATGGCAAATTTGTTCGCCCGAAACTGCCACAGCGTTCGGGTGGTTCAATTGAATTAAAGCCAGATTTGGCACCTATTAACTCAGTAGAAAAGACAGCACCAATTAAAAATACGGTTGCAAGCCAAGTTGTTGCGTCGCCTAGAAATGAAGTTGCCAAAGGCCCCAAAAGCTCAAGCTGGGTTATCGTAAATAAAGAAACTGGCGAAGCTGTTATGGAGACTTTTGATTTAAAGGTTGCATCTAAGGTTAACACTAAAAAATATGACGTTATTCCCATCTATAAATATTTAACCGATTTAAATGAAAGCATCAAAAAACGATGATTGAAATGACCTCATCATTCTGTTACAATACCCGTGCGGCATACAGCAGGCGCGGGGTGATAAAAACCCTAACTAGGAGCTACCTAATATGTCTGTAATGAATATGAATTGCCCAACGCGCGTTCTATCCGCAACCACATCTTCTTCCAATATTGCCCTGACACCAGAGCAGGCCAATCAGTCAAGCGTAATCTTCTTTAACGCTGGTTCCGTGCCTGTATTTGTAACATCGGGCAAGGCTACCGCCGCTACTGCGGTTTTCCCCGTCGCTGGCACGACGCAGAATGGCGTGGTTCTTGCGCCCGGCGTGATGGCAACCTACACCAAAAATATCGGTGATGCCTTCTTATCCTGCATTGTAGCATCCGGCACGGCGACAGTTTACGTTCAAATTGGCTCAGGTGAATAATGGCTGTTTTATTAGTCCCGCCCTATCAATACTTTACAGATGATGATGGCAATCCGTTATCTGGGGGCAAAGTTTATACTTATCAGGCGGGGACCACCAACCCTAAGGCGGTTTATAGCGCGGAGGATGGCTTAACTCCTCTTACCAACCCCGTTATTCTTGATTCCGCTGGGCGTACCTTGATGTTTGGCCTTGGTTCCTACAAGTTTGTTGTTACGGATGCAAATGACGTGGTTATACGGACTACTGACAATGTTGCAACATACAGCACTTCTTCGGGCAGCGCGAACCCATTTTTTCAATCTTTTTCTGGAAATGGTTCGCAAACAAGCTTTACGCTAACCGATGACCTTGGCACAGATGAAAAAACCATTTTAGTTTATGTCAACAACGACGCAAGGCCATTTGTCACAAACGGTTCTTTTGCGACCGATACCGACTGGACAAAGGGGGCGGGGTGGACAATTGGCGCTGGGGTGGCCACCGCCACTGGTGCCATCTCTACTGCTATATCGCAGACGGCCCCGGTAACTTTGGTTGCTGGCCGGGCCTATTCTGTAACCTATACGATCACCAGAAGTGCTGGCGGCTTAATACCCTCTCTGGGTGGCCAGAATGGCACGGAGCGTACAGCTAGTGGCACTTACCGTGAAATTATTATTGCTGGCTCAACGCAAGCGGTTGCTTTTACAGGTAATGCTTTTACCGGGACGTTGGACGATATTCAAATTACGGTTGCCGATGGTTCAGGCTTCCAAATTCAAAACGTAAACCAATACACCCTAAGTGGCACAAATTTATCTTTTACGACTGCCCCGGCCACCGGGACAAACAACATTATGGTGTTTGCGCCCTCTCTATCGGTTGGGGTTGCACAGGCTGCCGCAGCGGCAGCTGATGCGTCCGCCACTAGCGCGGCGAATAGCGCGGCAACAGCTACAACACAGGCGGGAATTGCAACATCTGCGGCTGCGACCGCAACGGCCGCTGCTTATTTTGGCACGTCAACCACCAGCGTCACCATCGGAACAGGTGCCAAATCTTTTACAACGCAGACCGGAAAGAATTTTCAGGTTGGCGGTTTCTTATTAATTAGCTCCCAGGCTGATGGGGCAAATTACATGCACGGCCAGGTGACTAGCTATGATAGCGGCACTGGTGCGCTAGATATGAATATCACGAATACTGGTGGTGCTGGCACGTTAAATGACTGGAATATTTACGTTTCAGGAACAAGGGGCGCGACGGGTGCCGCAGGTGGCCCCTTAGTGGACGGCGATTACGGCGATGTTACCGTATCTGGCAGCGGGACGGTTATTACTGTTGATGGTTCAAGCGCAACTGATTTTTTGACAAATAGTGTTCGTACTACAGGTTCGTCTGGTGTTGCGATTAAGAATAGCGCAGGCACGGCGGTTGCTACGTTTGGATCTGCTGGAACACTAAACACAACTTTTGCCGGAAAAGTAAATACAGCGGCAACGACAACAAGCGCGGCTGGGTTTAATATTCCGCATGGCACTGCACCAACCAGCCCGACAAATGGTGATTTATGGTCGACAACGTCTGGTTTTTTTGGTCGCGTAAATGGTGCCACTGTCGGGCCGTTTGGCGTGGGCGCAATATCTTCTTTTTTTGAAAGCACAACGCTTGCGATTACATCTGGCCATAGTGTTGCCCATGGCTTTTCGGGGATTCCAAGGATTGTCCGAGTTGTTATGAGGTGCACATCTGCCGATTTGGGATATTCAGTTGGTGACGAAATATGGTGCACTGCCGATAGGGGTGATAATTGGGGATACCAGTTTTATGCCAATGCAACCAATGTTGTTATTATTCGTGGCGCAAACGGGTTGCAAATATGGAACACAAGTGGGTCTATTTCTACACCTAATTCGTCCAACTGGTCATTTGTTGTCTATGCTTGGAGGTAATTATGCAACTCAAAACCGAAGCCGCAGCATTGCGGGCGCAATTTTAGGGGTTTGTATTAAATGATTAAGTCTGGCAACACACGCAGGGGGCCATTGGCCTTGAGAGTAAGTTCTGGCTGGAATCCTCCTGCTGGATCAGTGTTTTATTCTGATTTTTCATTAGGTCAATATTTTTGGAACGGCGAAAAACGCACATTATCTAATTTTTCTTTTACGCGCTCTACCACTGGGACATTCATTGGAAGTGATGGCCTGGTTCAAACAGCGGCAATCAACGCTGCAAGAATTCAATATAGCCCAGCAGGACAAATCCAGGGTTATCTTGCGGAGGCTGCTGCCACCAACCTGGCTTTGAATAGTGAGGATTTTACCACAGGCAATTTCCAGGTGACAACGACTGTTAACACCATGGTTGCACCAGATGGTGCAACAACGGCAGATACGCTAACAGGCAATGCTAACGTTAACTCTCACAGTAACTCAACCAATTCTATTTCTTTTACATCTGGTTTGACCTACACTATGAGCGTTTATGTTAAAAAAGGCACGGCGCAATATATGCAAATGGTGATGCCGAGCGCTGCTTTTAATTTTAACGCCTATGCAAGTTTTAACCTGGACACCAACGCATTTTATAACGTTGGCGCTGGCGTGACGGCACGCGTGCTTGCCTTGTCCAATGGTTGGTATCGCATTTCTATGACTTTGAACGCGACCTCAACAAACTCTGGCACGGCGCTGGTTGCTTTTACGGATGCGACGGGCGGCAGGCTTCCGGCTTTTAACGCAGACGGCCTGTCATTTCATGTATGGGGCCGGCAGATTGAGGAGGGAAGCCTGGCAACGTCCTATATTCCAACAACTGCGAGTACAATCACCCGCGCAGCGGATAGTTTGTTTCTTTCTTCTTTAACTGGTTTTGGCACTACAGCTGGCACAATCTTTGTAAAGGGTAATACCGCAGTAGGTGCCACGACCACGGGGACAGCGATGGCTGCGATTAGTAATGGCGGCACCACGGGGGAGGTTTATTTGGCTAACCTGCCAGCCGGAACGGGCTTTGGATCGGGCTTGGGCGATGCTACGCAATCCGGTTGGACTGTGGGCACATCGCAACGGGCGGCCTATGCATTTTCAAACTCTACGGCTTCACGCATTTCTGTGGCTGGATCTGGATCTGATGGTGCTGTGGGCGGTACGTTAAATACGGGTATTAACCGACTGGACATTGGCACGCGCATGAATGGGGCAACGCCCATGCAATCTTCGATTATAGAGCGCGTTGTGATTTACCCAACCAGATTATCAAACAGCGATTTGGATGGATTAACATCATGATGGACTTTTTCTTAAAATATACAAACCGTGTTGAGGCTGTTAGTGCATTATCGGCAATGGGAATCCGTGAGCAATTTGACGCTGATAAAAAGCCGACAAATTTTTGGCAGACAGAAAATTACGCCGTTGAGATGGTTGGTGAAATGGGCAAGGCACCTGTGGTTGAGTTTGACCCTTTGACTGGCGAAGAAGTCATTGTTGAGCCAGCTTTGCCGCCTAATGGATATTTGGTCAATGTGCGATGGATGGATGATACAACTGTCCCGGTTATGGATGATATACGGCCAAGACACCCTAAGAGGATATTTGCTCATGACGACAATTAAAGAAAGATTGTCTAGCCTTGAGGCGAAGGTGGTGTTTCTAACTGAAGCAACCAAAGTGGCTAATCAGAAACATGATGACATTTTAAAAAGCCAATATGCGCTTAGATCTGAATTGCACGAAGCAATTGAAAGCCCGATGCGAAATTTGGTCAAGATTATTAACGACAATGAAAAGCGAATTACTATTTTAGAAAAATACCGCAATGTTGCAAGCTGGTGTGTTGGGGCATTTATTACGGGCGCTGTTGCAAAGTGGGTTTCTTTATGGTAAATTTATCAAGGCCTGACAACTGGGGGACATCATGAAAAGCTTCTTTAAACTATTGTTAAGCGAGCTTAGTGCCCGCATCCTTTCATTCAAGACAACGATTACGGGCGTTTTAATTGCTGGCCTGACATTTGTCTTTACAAAGTCTGGTGTTATTCCTGTTGAATATGCCAATACTTTGGCTTTGCAGGGCGCTGAATTCTTCTTTTATGTCCTGTCTGCTGTTCTGGTTGGCCTGAAAGATAAGCAGGCATAAGGATGGATTTGGCGCGCCGTATTAGCCGCCGATTTACCACCCTCAATAAGGGGTTTGTGGCTGATGTTGAGCCTGTTAAAGTTCACACTGACGGTCACGGGGCGTATTTAATCAGGGCGCAGCATGGTAAGCGGTGGCTAGTCCAGCAGTTATATGTCAATGTCCCTGAGGCTCGTTGCCTTAGTGCTGGCCGCGACAATCCCAACATTGATTCACAATTGCGGCTCTAATGCAATGGGCGGCCATAACAATTACAATTATCAGCCTCCTTTTCTCGGGGGCTTTTTTCATTGGAAAGCGAATCGGCAAGAATCAATGCCAGCAAGAGGTGAAGGATGTTGCGGTTAAACAAAGAGAAAATGTTTCACGTGAAACAATCAAAGCTATGTCTTTGCCCGATGCTGACCTTTCTGAGCGGTTGCGTCCATATACCCGTGGCGGTAAAGCACCCATTGTGTTTACACCCACAGGACAGGCTAACCCGTGACACGGCATCCCAGCTTTTAGGCTTGTTTGAAGAAAAGGTGTTGTACTGTGACTAACATTATCCCGTTTCCTACCAAAGAACAGCCTGACGATAGCTTGGTTATTATTCAGGTAATATGGGACAAATCCACAGGAACTATGGCATCGACGTATTACGGTGAATTTGCTGACCTTATCCGCGTTGCCTTTGAGATTGCCAAGGATCTTCGGTATGGCAAAGCGTAAGCCTAAAAACGTAGAGTCTTTGGTCAGTACAACACAGGCCATGCTGCATTATTGCCAAAATTACGCCAGCACGGGCAGGGGTATTTTTGTCGTCTGCTATGATGAAGATAATAGGGCATATCAGTTTCATAATTTTGATAACAGCAAAAAATCCTTTAAAACTGAATTGGCTTCTATTCTGGCTATGGCTTCACTTGATTTGGCAGGGGAATATGATGAATAAAGATTCGCTTATTAAGGAATACGGCAGCATCAGGGCTGCTTGTAGGGCATTGGGTATCGCCCGCACGACGTTACGGGAACGGCTTGAAAATCCCGTGACGCATCCAATCTCTCAAAACTTCGAAAAGGAACAGATTAAGCGCGGTCTGGCTGCGTCGAAAAAGCCGGGCAAGCCTTCCAAGTCTGGCTGTAGGGTTTTGGCTATTGGCGATTTGCATGTTTCACGTCAAACCGGAACAGATAGATTGGAATGGCTGGGTAAAATGGCCAATGATTTGCGCCCTGATTATATCGTTCAGATAGGGGATTGGGGTACGTTTGATAGTGTATCCGGCCATGAGGCACCGGGCACAATAGGCTATGCCAAGCGCCCAAGTTTTCTGAATGACGACATGCCAGCGGTTTGTGAATCGCTGGACAGGTTCGAGGCAGAGCTTAATTATAACCCGATTAAGCATGTATGCATGGGCAACCATGAATTCAGGTTATTGAGATACGAGAATCAAAACCCCGAAAGCCACGGTATGTTTTACAACCGTATGGAGGTTGCGCTCAAGGATAGGGGCTGGGCACACTCGCCTTATGGGGCGTATCATTTTATTGAGAAGGTGTGTTTTACGCATATTCCATTTAATACTGTTAGTAAGCCAATATCAGATGCCCAAATTAAACAAACGCAGGACTGTGATTTGGTATTTGGGCACACCCATAAAAAAGCAGAGCATCGTTATGTTAAAGCAAATAGCGTTGTGACTGTGGTAAATTTGGGCTGCGCCCTGCCTGATGGTTATATTGAAGAATACGCCAAGCATTCATTAACAGGTTGGTGGTATGGGGCGGCGATGATCAATATTTATGGCGGTAACATTGAGTCGGTACAATGGAATTCTATGCGGGAGATAAAGGAAAAATATGGTAAATGAGGCTGTAAAATTTGACCAAGATAAGGCAAGATATGATTTAATACCCGCAGAGGCGTTGGATGGACTTGCCACTGTTTTAACATATGGGGCAGCAAAATATGCTCCCCGCAACTGGGAAAAGGGGATGCCATGGGGAAGAGTTTTCGGCGCATTGATGCGTCATATGTGGGCATGGTGGCGAGGGGAAGACAATGACCCAGAAACTGGCTTCTCGCATTTATGGCATGCTCACTGCTGCATTGTCTTTCTTTCAACCTACGTTGCCCGTAAGGCAGGAACAGACGATAGGTTTACCGCGCAACAAGGAGCCAAGTCAGATGAATGAAGAATTTTCTGGCATTGAAGAGCAGTTAATTTTACACGAAGGCCTGCGGCTAAAGCCATACCGCTGCACTGCTGGCAAATTGACCATTGGCGTTGGGCGCAACCTTGATGACGTTGGCATTACTCAAGACGAGGCAATGTATCTACTACGGTCAGATGTTGCCCGTTGTGCGCGCGATCTGCGAAACCGCCTACCGTGGTTCGATAGCCTTGATGCCATACGGCAGCGGGTTCTCTTGGACATGGCGTTTAACCTTGGTATTAAGGGGTTGCTGTCATTTAAAAATACCCTTGAGTTTGTCCGTAAGGGTGAATGGAAAAGTGCCTCGGAAAATATGTTGAAGAGCAAATGGGCAAAGCAAGTTGGCAAGCGAGCCGTCCGGCTTTCAACCATGATGATGACTGGCAAGGATTACATTTAACTACGGCGGGATGTCTCCCGCATACAATAAGCCTCAACCCGATTAGACGGCACGGCTTGTAGTGCCTTAAAACAGTCTGCGCTGGTGTTGTAGTGTTTGCGAATTTCTAGGGTCTGGTAATTGCCAGAAACATTAAGCAAGAATGTTACAACAAGGACAAACACACATACATAATATCATAAATTTTGTGTCATGCCATCTTTTAAGTGACATATAAGTAACCCGTCCCTAGGTATTCGACCGGAATAGTCCAGTCCAGCCACGGGTTACATATATGTTACCATTAAAATGACCCCCGTGACTACTTTGGTTTCCCAAAGAAAGCCCCTTGGGCTTTTGTCATCACGGTGGAACCTTTAAATATATATTTACCCGTCATAGACATCTGTGTCAATATCTAGTGCCTTTGGTTCTGGCTTCGTGACGCCAAATAGCTCCATAAATATTTCCTTTGTTGTCCCACGAGAATCAGCAGGGCGGGCGAATATATCCTGCAAGCGCTCGTCAAACCCATTAGGCTTATGAAACATTGAGCGTTCATCCCCCACACCGATATAAACCACGTCTTTTTCAACGTGAACAGAATAGTTACCGACGGTGTATTTCATGATTTAGCTTTTCCTTGTCGCAATCTTATGGTGCTTTTCGCAATAAGCACCGTGTGTTGGTAGGTCTCCGCAAAACAATGTGCCATGCGGCCACCGGCAGGTTTTATCATTAAGGCCTAAAAATGTCACAGCGTTCGCGCCGGCTGCTGATTCTAGAAATTCAGGGTGATTGTTTGCCTTCAGGTCTGGCTTTGGCAAGACAGGCAATTTAAACCGGATGACCTTTGCCTTTTTAGGTTCCTTCTTAGCCTTAGGTTGCTTTGGCGGATGCATACCCATGCTGGCGTATTTAGCCTTACAAGAGCTAAGCGAACGCCGCAGCCTAGCGGCTACGTGCATCCATAGCATTTTCTCCTTACGTAATTCCACAAGAAGCCGTTCCTCTGCCTTAGTCCATACGATGTTTGTCATTTTAACCATCCTCTGAATAAAGGTTGTTTGTTGTTGTCGTTGGCAGGTTCGTTAGTCATTTTTCCTCCTTGTTAGTACGGTTTTCATATCAGCACCTCGACCTGTTTTTGCCCTAGGTGTTCTTAAATAATAAATATAACAATGCTTCCCTGCGGTTTCTTTGTATTCCGCCTGCCCGTTTTCAATTGCATTAGACAGCTCAACCGCAAATGGTTTTAGTTTACCGTTGTGTTTTGTTCTGACAGATTTGTCATGGTAACGTTTGCCGTCCATCACTATGACTTTTGCGCCAACACCCTTGCCAAGATATTTGAAATTGCTTGCTTTGTATATCGTGCCGTCGTGGCCGTATTCGGCATCTGCATAAGAAACAACCATTTTATGTTTTGTGTTTTTTGCCAACCATTTCAAAGTGCGTGCGATAAAAAAACTCTCGGTATTCTTTGGGGTTGCGTCAATACAGCATAGTCGTCGTAATTCTATAACATCCTCCTCATGATCTGAAAACCTTTTCCACTGATTCGCCATAGCCATGCGCCCATAAATAGCACCGCCAATTATTTCATTCTCATAACACAACCTGAAGCAGTAATCAGATATTACGCCATTTATATTGCCGCTATAATGATTTGTTTCGATAAATTCACGAATCCCCGCCACACCACATGCTACTACACGCATATCAGAAAATGAAGCGCCAGAGTAGTCTGTAATGGTTTCACTTGGAAATAACATCACTTGGCTCATGCGGCACGATTACGTTTTTACTGTTCATTTTTTCCCCCAAGATTTATGCCGTTAAAATTGATTGTGTCGGCATTAATGATGGAACCTATTACAATCAGCGTTGCCCCCAGCACCATAAATGGCCATGCTAATATCCTCCTAATTCTGGTCATTGGGTTTCTCCTGATTTTCAGGAAGCACGGCGATTGCCTTTTTAGCAAAGAAACATGCCTCTTCGAGCTTTGTTAGAGCGATTGATTTCTCGCGCCCGTCTGGTAGGTTTTCGATATACTCAGCCACATTATTGAATTGTTGCGCTATGCACTTTGCTGCATCTAATCCAGCGGCATTCAGTTTGTGTACTTGAAACAGTTTATTCATGGTTTTGTCCTCCTTGGACGGTTGGTTGGTTAAATTCGTACTCTGCTTATCGTTGCATCACGCGGCATGATTGCGTTCTTACTGGTCATTGCAGCTCCTCCCGTGGGATGTTTCCAAAGTTTGGTTCGTCAATAATATACGGCGCAATGGCTTGGTTCGTCAATAATATACGGCGCAATGGCATTGACGTAATCTGTGCCTAGTTCGTCCGTGTATTTCTCGACCTCTTTTTTGGTAGAGAATATGGCGTATCTCTCATCACTATCATTGTCGGCAGGATAAGAGATAGCCAGATACACCCCTTGCGGGTGGGCGTCGTGCCTGTTGAAGAAGTCATCTTCATTGGTCATTGGGTTTTTCCCTTAGTTTGATTAATCGAATCAAATAACTTGTTTCTCCCTGATTGAGCGAGCATACAAAGTCTTTCTGATGTGTTTCCGTTGTAAAATTCAGGCTTGATCCAAACCTCAAGAGTTGTGATGTCCGCATCTTTGGCCATTTGTTTCAGTCCATGCTCAGTGCAAGGCCAAAAAGTACCGCAGCGACTATAATGGTTGACATAAATATCAAGAAACGTCTTTGTGAGTTCTGGCCTTCTAGTTTCATTGTGCGCGTCCTCTAATAACTCAAAGACAACTTCCCTAGCATGGGGATACCCATGCCATGCATTGTCTAATACGCTTAATGCTTCTTGATATTTACTCATCGCGTTCCTCGCATTTCGTGCAGACGTAGGGGTTAGGCGGTAGCTCACGATCATGGCCATTATCGGCATGGCCACCGCATTGTGGGCATTTGTCTATGTCCGCACCACTCAATTCCACGCTTCGATTATCCCATTCATATTCCAGCACTTGCAACAGGCAATCCAGCATGGCTAGGGCTGGGGTTGTTTGCGTCGTGCTACCAAGTTCCTGTCCACCATAAATCAATGCTCTGCACACATTTGTATATATTCCTGAATCTAAAATAAAACGCCACCCCTCCGGCCACAGCGGCAGCAGCGCGTCTAGGTTGGTGGTGTATATTGTATCACCGCATACTTGGTCACATGAAAATTCATTGCCGCTAACAGCGCACCATAGGCGAGCGCATAATTCAGCATGCTTACTCTTATCATCCAGTAGTGTGCGTAGGTGGGTGTAGGGGTTCATTTTGATTCCTTCCATAGTGGAAAGTATAAAAATTGGTGTCCTGATGGGTCGTCATAAATTCCAGTTTTAATCCCACATTCTATATACATCCTAATTCGTCCGTCATTATCTTGAAATAAACCTCCTCCAAGCAGTTTGGCTCTCTCAAAGCTTCCAATGACATTCTCATGGCCAATTGGCCTAACTTCTGCTTGTCGCATCGTCATTCTCCTTTGGTGGTTAGGTGGGTGTATGGGTTAGTCATTTTAATTTTCCTTCTTGTAATTGAGCAGCAATAGTTAATGCGTGTTTAATCGCTGCATAATAATTAAAAGCCCATTCCGCCATATGATCAGGAAAAGTGGAAAGGGCTGGTGGCATTGCTTTCAATGCGTCACGCAGATCATCTCGTTGCTTAATTGGTTTCATCGTTCATTCTCCTTTGTGCGTGTAGGGGTTAGTCATGGTTTTTTAGCTCCTTTAATAGTGGATCGTTTAACGCTTGATAGCACTCGCTTGCCTGATACCTTTTTATGTCCAGTTCGTTTGCCCTGTGGCGCTCCCACAAGTCCCAGTATAGGCCGGATGTACCCACCGCAACGGCCACGAATGACAGGAAAATTAGTGCTTTCATCTCTCATACTTTGTTTCTAACATGATTCGCTTTATCTCAAGAAGGTGCTTTTCAATTCTATCAAGAAACGCTTGCAAGCCGCGCTGCTCCCTGAATTCCTTTAGCAGCTCGTCAATCTCTGCATCTTCCTTAAATTCCCTGATTAAGTGTGCGTCAGGATGATTGAAATTGGCAAACGGTGTAGGGTCAAACTGCACGTAAGGCCAAACATTGACAATTTTATGCGTTGGGATCATTCAATACCTCCCGCAGAATCGCATCAGCCCTGTCACGGTAGGTTTCGAAGATAGGGATATAGTCAAAGTCAGTCCCATGGCCACGCTTAACCAGCACCGCCCTTGCGGCAATCTGCTTGTTAGGATCGGGAAAAAAGCTGTCCAGCTCCGGCAAGTTGTGGCGGTCTAAGAAGTCCGATACTAGCGGCGCAACCAATTCCCACATACTTTCAGCCTTTTCTTTGTCTTGTGCCTCCAGCAGGTCGTAGGCCTGCACAACGGCGCTTGCTTGCCACACAATATCTTCAATCGAAAACGAATGGATGCCCTTACGCTTCAAGTCATCGGTAACAATTGATTTAGCTATGTTAAAATAATTCATGTTACGCCCCTACTACATAAACAAGAAACATAAAAACAGCGATTGCAGCCGCCATAATGATAGTGCCGCCCAAGTAATAGGCCACAGGGTGATTGATTCGAATACGTTCTTCTAGTTGGTTTAGGTAGTTAATCATAATAATAGCCTCCGTGTTGCTATGTATTGACAATACCACTATGTAGCCGGCCTGTCAATAACTGTTGACAACAATTTTAAATAAATATATTATAAAAGCATGAAGAAGAAAAAAGTCAAAAAACCCTTGAAAATCAGCAAAAACGGCAAGACTATTACGCTTTATTTGCGCTGGCCGGAAATTGAAACTTTGGCCGGATTGTGTGCAAGCATGAATAAATCGCGTGGTGATATTATGACGGAATTTCTTAAAGCGAATCAAAAATAGCTTCTAAGCTTTTTACTGAATCTTCATTAAGAATTATAAATTCCATTCTAGGGTTTTGAGGGTCTGCTTTACAAAGCCTAGGTTTTACCCTGAAAAATTTATCATTTACTCTTATGCCGCTGGCAAATCCATCAAGATATGCTTTTGCGGATGCTATGCAATTATCCTCGTCGCGGTTGTTTTTAGGCGGGTAAAATTTAATCAGAATATGAATGTTTTGGCCGTTATGTTTATAATCCAGTTTTGCACCGGCTAGTTTGGCTTCCAACTTGGCGGCGTTTTTAACAGGCATTTTTTCTGCCCAATGTTTCCTGTTGTTTGGCGATAGAAGCGAGCTAGGAAAAGATAATGTTACTTTCATGAAATATAATTATCTTGAATTTCTTGTTTTGTCATGTCGTAAGATTCAAGCCGTGTTAAAATAATACCGGCAAGTTCCATGGCAAATGGTTTCATTTGGCGCTTTGTGATTTTGTCGTCTTTGTAAATCCAGCTTAGAATTTCATTGGCGACAATTTCGGCGCGTGGGTTTTTAAGTTTCTTTTTCATAGGCTTTTTCATTTGGCTGCGGTAAAATAATCCCATATTCTAAGGCTAGGGCATAAACCTTGTCCATATATTCCGAAAACGTTTTAGTTTCTAAGTGTCTAGAATTGGGTGGAAGGTGGATAATCTCCCCCGCCAGATTAGCGGTGGCCGCGCCCATAATTTTAATCTTTAGCGCGTCGTGCATTTCCTCTTTGGTGTTCCCAAACTCATTAGCAAGTATTTCTATCCAAGAAAAATACAAATCATTTTGATTCAGGGTTCGCTTTTTGTAATATCGCTTCACCTCTACTCGCATCGGATAAGCTAACTCCATGTCCCTGATATGGGCAATGGCGGCCTGTTTGTCTGGTTCTGTCTTGATAATAAAGTTCATTTTTTGTTTGCTTTGTTCGCTATGATGGCAATATGGCTTCTGGATGAGAAGCACAGTCTAGCTATAAGGCTATGCTCAACACCCATAGATGCCATTTCTATGATGGCGGATATTTGGTCATCTGTTAAGGTCGGCTGTGATTTATTGTTGGCTTGAGTTTTTTGATTTACCCATCTACAATTTCCTGGTTCGTAGTTTCCTTCTGGGTCTATCCTGTCAAGCGAGCATTTGGCTGGCCTTTTTCCCATATCTCTTAAAAATGCTGGAAATGAATCTTTCCACTCTTTGCAGACTGTAACTCCCTTCCCGCCATAGTTACCAAATGATGCATGATTCGGATTAAAACATCTTTCCTTCATTCCTCTCCAAGAATAGTATTCATGGGTTTGCCTGCCATTGATAATGCCTTTTTCAACTTTTGAGTGGCAATTTCGGCACCTGACTTTTCTTTTAGCAACAAGCCTAGAGCCGTTAATAATGCTATTCTCTCCGCATATTGTGCATTTGCACTCCCAGAAAGTTCCCATTGTTTTTATGCCGCTGGGCTTTTTGCCCAACGATAAAACTTCCCAGCTCTCAAACCTTTGTCCCGACAAATTAAGCATTATGCCTCCCTATGTTGTGAATAGGAAATTATTAGCATAATTGCCATGTTTGTGTCCATTGTATTTTTATACAAATCTTTTGCTAGTAATTTTGCACCTTCTATTCCGAGACCAAATTGACCCCAAAACTTTCTTTCGCTTCTTCCTTGGATTTCGTGACAGGGCGGACAAAGAGGCACACACAGCGAATCGCATGGCTTTAATCCCATGCCCCCAGCCAAGCCGTGGCGGATATGTGCGGCCTGACATGGGGATTTTCTGCAATACACACACGGAAGCCCCGCAATCCATCGGCGGTGCTTCTCGCTGCGTATCTTTGGGACTTTAAGCACCTGATTGATTCTCAAAGAAAAGAGGGGTTTTGTTGTAAAGATCGGTCAAATCTCCAATACAATCCTTTAAAAAATCAAGTTTTGCAATTTGCGACAAGTCATCAAAGGATTTGCTAAGCGTCACCCTTGTTTCTTCGCCCCTTGATGTATCCCAAGTGCATGTTATTTTTGCCTCTATCATGGCATCCCCCTAAAAAGGCAAATCAGAATCAAAATCATCAGGCAACGATTTGGCCGAATTTTGCTTTACGTCTTTCTTGTCCCATTCTTTCGCTTCCTTTAAAAGCAAAGTCATCGGTGGTGACCAAAGCTTCAGGACGAACCCGTCACCGTTTCTGGTAGGGAAAGCCACCCCCACTTTGTTAAAGGCTGTCTTTTTCTCACCGTTCTTTTCATATTCTTCGGTGATTAGTAAGTCGTATTTAGTTGTCATTGGTTAGTCCTTCCAGTTTAATTAGTTTTTCATCAAGTTCGCCAAGAAACTTTATCACTTCATCCTTAATCTCGGCAATTAGGGAATCATTGCGTTCAACCCTAACAATTTTCATTTGCAGGCGTTCTGGCAAACGATTGTCGAAGCTTACAAAGTCACACCATTTACGCCCGGTGACTTCCATTTGCCATTGCATTTGATAAATGTGCTTTTGTTCAATTTTTTCATTTAACAGAAAATCAATGTGATTCGCTGTGTTCTTGCACTTCACCTCTATCAGACCATCATCACCGATTAAACCATCAGGCGAGGCACCGGCCTCGGTGATTTCAGGGTGAAGCATAAACCCAACATTCACAACCTGATTTCCTGTTTCTAATTCATAGAAGGCCTTGGCTTGTGGTTCCGTATTGATTCCATGCAACATTGCCTCACTTTGATAAGTTTCAGTCGGTCTGCCAGTAAGTCGCTCTATAAGTAAATCGCTCATGTAGTTATCACGGCTGGCAGAATAGCCTGACTTTGTGCGCGCCATAATTGCGTGAATCATAGAAGCGCCAACTTTGCCACATCTGGCCTGAAGCCATGCCTCGCGTTCTTCGGGTGTCATTACTGCCCCGATCTTTCTTTTAGCCTTGCAACAGCATTTTGGTATTGTGCAGGGGACAGGTCTGTTAGTTTTGATACATTATAGGCTTGAAGAAGTTTAGACTTGTCCATTTTTGCCGCTTCAAGCCATTCAACCAGACTGGCTTCTTGCTCTTTAGTCAGGCGCGCCGCGACTTCGTGTGTTGTTGAATCTGCGTCGTTATCCCCTTCCGTTGGAATGCAAAATGTTTGAAGGCAAGCATATTTATAAGCGGCAGACATGGCCTTGTTTGTGGATTTGTCACCAGAATCCATTGCTTCACCAATAACTGTAATGGTGTGCGTCGTGCCATCGTGCGACGAAACAAATGTATAATCCATAGTTAAAATGGTATAAAACAACGTCCCACCCTTGGCCGTGGTTTTTTCGCTTACGTCCCTTGCCGTGACTTTGGGCAAAATACAAAGGCCGTATTTGGCCAATTTGTTAGACAGGGCAGAATAAACATCGTCAATTCCACGAAAGTTATAACCTTGTTGCAGGTTTTTTTTGTCTTTAGATATTCCTTCTTTTGCTAGCTCACCGGTGATGGCTGCGATTAATTGATACACATTTCCAGTTATTTTTTGCTGTTCTTTTTCTTCTGTTTTTTGATCTGTCATGCCTGATTCTCCGTGTTGTTGGCTGTATTGATAATAACAATCTAGCCAGTATTGTCAACACAATAATTTTAATTATTGACAGAATCTTGGTAAATGTTATTTTGTAATGGCTAGGCTCGCTTTTTCATTCTCCGTGATCTGCACCACAGAGCCTAGCGCCTTTCCCCTATTTACTTTTTAACAGAATCATATAAATTAGCTGTTGGGGTGATTCTGGACTTCCAAATTGCCTCGCCATAATTTCCTGTGAGTTATGGTGACCCCTACAATTATCACAGGATGCGTTTGGAAGCGCATGGAGGCACAGGTGAAAAAACTACGATACACACGAGCAGTTATTCTGGCATGGCTCTCAAAAAACCCAGGATTCCACCCAAAGAGTGTTATAAAGTCCGCAACCGGATTTCACAAGAATTGCGTGAAAAAAGCACTTTATGAGCTTCTTCTTTTGGGATTGGTCGTAAAGGAAAAAACAGAGTCTTGCACCCTTTATTCATTTGGGGGTGCGCAATGAAATACTATAGTTTTCACATTGGCGACTACGCAAAGAAAACAGGTCACCTTACAGAATCAGAGGATTTGGCTTATAGGCGGCTTCTTGATTATTACTACGACAACGAACTTCCAATACAAAACGACCCAAAGGCAGTTGCACGACTGATTCGAATGGGCGATAAAACAGAAATTGTTGCATCTGTTTTGTCTGAATTTTTCTATCTGGGTGACGACAAGAACTGGCATCACAGCTACGCCGATAACCAGATTAGAACATACATTGCACAGAAAGAGGCTGGAGCACGTGGGGGGCGTTCTAAGAAAAACAATAGCTTAGTAACCCACCCTACTACCCCCCCTACAAATACCCTACAAGCAACCAGTAACCAAGAACCAGTAACCATAAACCATAAACCAATAACCAATAACCAGAGTTATATAAAACTAGCTAGGCCATTCACAGCCGAAGAGGTTAGGACAGCAAAGAAGGGGGAGGCGGGATATGACCCGCTTTTGATAGACTGCGATATTCTCCCTGACGGCTGGTATGATTTTGCCTATGAGGTTGGGCTAGACGATAAGGCTATTCTTGGAAAGTTTCGGTATATGCGGGACAGGAATCCGAAGCCATTATCGAGGGAACACTGGGTCAACATCGTAAGCTACAAGGGGGCTGGTCATGCAAAATCTATTTAACGAAGATGCTGAAAAATTGGTTTTGGGGGTTTTGTTGTCCGACAACGATTCGATAGACAGCGTTGCGGATATACTAAAATCAGAGCATTTTTATATCCCGATACACCAGAAGATTTATGACGCAATCAGATCTAGGGTTGTAAATCGGCAAAATGCTAGTGCTATGTCTCTTAGCCCATTTTTTTCTGACCCGTCAGAGCTTCCGCCTGATTACTTGCAAAGCTTGGCTGGTTCTTGCGCGACTTCGATAGGGGTTCGCGACACTGCCGAGATAATCATTGATTTTTTCAAACGCAGGAAAATACTGTTTGCTTGTGAGACAGCTGTAAAAGAAATTATTCCCGGTGCTTCGAGTTACGAGCTATCCTCCGATGCAATATCCGAATCACTTCAAGACACGCTTTACAGAATTTCGGAGAGTGCAGGCGCATTGAATGGGTTTGCGCCAGTTGAAGATGCAATTGATGAATTTTTGCAAGCAACCGAATCTGCTTACAAGTCAGAAAAGAAAATTATCGGTGTTCCAACTGGGATAATAAATCTTGACGAAAATCTTGGCGGCCTACATCCATCCGACTTGGTTATTTTGGCTGGTCGTCCCGGAATGGGCAAGACTGCCCTTGCTACAAACTTTGCCGTCAATGCCGTGAAGGATGGATATTCGGTCGGGTTCTTTTCTTTGGAAATGTCAAAATCACAGCTATGGGGGAGAATTGTTGCGGCAGAGTGCAAGGTTCCTGCTGAGGATATGCGTAGGGGGATGATTAGTTCTGCTCAGATGGCTAGCATTGTTGAAACGTCTGGAAATATGAAAAAGCTTAGAATGTATGTTAACGACACGCCAGCTCAAAGCGTTTCGGCTGTTAGGGCGCAGGCCAAAAAGTTAAAGCGGCAGCGTGGTCTTGATTTGATAGTGATTGATTATTTACAGCTTATGTCCGGGGATAAAAGATCAGAAAATCGCGTCAATGAAGTTTCGGAGATTACTAGGGGGCTCAAATGCTTGGCGAAGGAATTAAACGTCCCTGTTTTGGCTCTTTCACAGCTTTCACGCCAGACGGAGACACGGGTAAATAAACGCCCACTTCTTGGTGATTTGCGCGAATCAGGTTCTATTGAGCAGGACGCGGACGTGGTGATGTTTGTTTTTCGCGAGGAATATTACCTGCAGGGGAACAAGCCTAGCATTGGCGCAGAGGAAACAGACGAAAGATACCGCAGGAGAGTTTCGGAGTGGGAAGATAAAATCAGCGCGTCCAGAGGGACAGCAGAAATCATCTTGGCCAAAAACCGTCACGGACCGATGGCGGATATTCAAACTGGCTTTGATGGCAAGTTCACAAGTTTCTACAACCTTCAACAACAAATTTACGGAGTCTAAGATGTACCCACACACAGCAGGATACGCCCCCGGGCGAGAAACCTCACAGGCAGCAGCCGAAACCGTCGATGCGGAAAGCCTGCTTGCCGAAGCCTTGGAGATTTTTAAATCAGGCTGGGAAGGGACAGACTGGCAACTTTGCAAAGAGATGGGTTACGCCTACGAATCAGTACAGCCACGCCGAAGCCAACTAACGACGCAAGGGCTGGTTACGGATACCGGAAGGCGGTCAAATTGCAGCCGAAGCGGCAAGTCGGTTGTGGTGTGGGGCATAGATGGGCACAGAAATCAAAAATTAGGGGGTCTGGAAGCGTTCAATGGTGGCGGCTGCATAGACAGAACCAGCCAAAAAACAACCGCACCACAACCCAAAAAATCGGGCATAGTGGATGCTCATGCAAATTGGGTTCCAAAATCAGCGCAAGGCATGGATAGCGCCGAATATTGGCGGCAGAAGGCGGACAAGTACGCCCGGGCTTTAGGCATGATCTCGGTTTCGTATAGCCTGGACGAGGCAAAATCCATAGCAAAACAGGGGCTAAAATAATTTAAAAAAGTTATTGACAATACCGATTATGCATGGCATATTGGGGACATAGGGCAAACAGCCCGCCAACAACAGGAGATGAAAATGAAAACCATTACAACAACACTAGCATTAATCCTTGGCCTTGCCATTGGTGCACTTGCTGGTCACTTTCACGGCAAAGCCCAAGTCCTTGAGCGCATGGTTATGCAAACAACCGATGCAATGGGTAACATCAATTGACACCCGCTCAATTCAAAACCATCCGCCACAAGCTAGGCCTCTCTATATCCCAAATGGCTAACACCATAGGGGTAGAGGAGCGCACAATCAGGCGATACGAATCAGGCGACAGAGAAATCGGCAAGCCAGTGCAAATCCTCTTGCGCTATATCTCTTTCTACGGCATACTTTCAAACGAAAGCGAGGCACCATGAAGGGCAAGAAAAAGAAAACAGGCAAGGGCGGAAAAGTCGGTTGCTAAGTTTTAAAAACCTAGGAAAACATGCCGCGTAAACAAATGCCAGCTGGCCCGGGGAGACCTAAAGGGCTACCAAACAAGGCCACGCAACAGGCGAGAGAGGCCATTGCGCTGTTTGTGGATAACAACGCTTACAGGCTCCAAGAATGGCTTGATGATATTGCGAGAGGCGTTTCAAGCGGTAAGCCAGAGCCGCAAAAGGCTTTTGAGTTATTTCAATCGGTGATTGAATATCACGTTCCTAAGCTGCAACGTTCCCAGATTGAGGGCGGCGACCCTGATAAGCCCATTAAACATGACGTAAACGTGAATTTTGTAGCGGCTAAGCCAAGCGAGGATGCAAATGGTTAAGAAAAAAGACTTGAGTGCTAAATTAGAAGACATTGCCAGAAGGTTAGAAATCGAGTATGGGTTGGCCCACGTTAAAAATCTTGCGTGCGTCCAAACAAAGGAAAACTGGCAGGCTGATAGACAACACGCCTTTTCTAAGTTGCCCGGAGTTATTGCCACTATTCGTGCAGCGGCCAAAGAGGCAAAAAATGGTGTATGATTGAATTAAAAGTTCTATTTGCGGTTCTTAGAGGAGTTAGAAGTAATGCAAGCAAATCCGGCCAGCGGGTTAAAAACCCGTAACTCCACTGGCAGCTTGCGCCGCGATTTTTGCAAAAAGCAGATAACTATTCGCTTTGATAAAGATTTAATTGATTGGTTTAAAGCCCAGGGCAAAGGCTATCAATCACACATGAACGCAGCATTGCGCGAATATATGGCTAAACGTGCAAGTTAATATTCAAATTCCTGAAGCTTTTAAATTCTTATTCGAGCCCAAACGCTATAAGGTTTTATTTGGTGGCAGGGGTGGTTCAAAATCCCATGCGGCAGCACGGGCGGCGCTTGTCCTCGGCATGAAGAACAAAATGCGGTTTTTGTGCGCCCGTGAGATACAGAAATCTATAAGGGACTCTATCCACCGCCTTCTATCCGATTTGATCGTTAGCCACGGGCTAGAATCGTTCTATAAAATCCAGAAAGAAAGCATTATCGGTATAAACGGAACGGAATTTTTATTCTGCGGCCTAAAACACAACGTCAGCCAAATTAAATCTTTTGAGGGCATTGATGTGGTTATTGTGGAGGAGGCCGAAAACGTATCTAATCATTCATGGGAAACCCTCATCCCAACCATTCGTAAGGAAGGTTCCGAAATCTGGGTTATCTTCAACGTTAAGAACATTACTGATCCAACCTATCAACGTTTTGTTGTCACCCAGTCGCCGGACATTGTTGCTAAGAAGGTTAGCTGGCGTGATAATCCATTTTTTCCAGAGGTGCTTCGAAAGGAAATGCTAAAGCTTAAAGCCGAAGATTACGAATCATTCTTGCACATCTGGGAAGGTGAGCCAGACACCCGACGTAGTGGCGCAGTCTATGCCAAACAACTAGCCAAGGCGCGTGAAGAAGGGCGAATAACCGCAGTGCCATATAACCCCGCAACCCCCGTCTTTACAGCCTGGGATTTAGGATATGGCGACGCTACTGCCATTTGGTGGTTGCAATGGGTTGGCCGTGAATTGCGTTGGCTGGAGTATTACGAAAATACAGGCGAGCAGATAGGTTTTTACGCTAACATCGTTTTAAATAAGCAATATACATACTCAAAGCACTTTCTGCCTCATGATGGTGGGCATGGCAATATTAGGGGCGATAGCGTGTCGTTACAGCTATCTAAGCTGGGAATTCAAAATATCGTATTAGAGCGCGAACAAGATATAAATCCTGGCATTGATTTATTGCGCCAGACAATAGCAATGTCGGCCTTTGACGCAGAAAAATGCGTAGACGGTATTCACGCACTGGAAAATCATTCTTACAAATGGAATGAAGATCGTGGGCGCTTCTCTGATTCCCCCATTCATGACTGGACATCGCACGGTGCGTCCGCCGCACGCTATGCCGCAATCGCAGCGCGTGACTTTATGGGTGCAGGCTCTGCCCCAGTTAAACCAAAATCAGACCCGTACAAGTATAAAAATTCAAATCCTTGGGTATTGCGTTAAAACAGCAAATCAATTATAATTCTGATGCGCGTATCACCCTGCTTAAAAGCACCCGCTTATATGGGGAACGATGCTAGACATTTTGAGCCCGAATGGAACAAATCGTTAAAGACGCGCTAGACCTTTATAAGCTTGATTCGCAAGCTTGGAATGATATTTATGAAGCCGCCCGCGAAGATTTGCGGTTTATGTCCGATGAACAGGGCTGTCAATGGCAGCAAGATGCTTATAATCAGTCAATTCAAAATGGCCGGATTGCTTTGCAAATTGACCAGCTTCAGCAATTTATCAATCAAACTGTAAATGATATTAGAATTAATACGCCAACTATTAAAATTATTCCTGATGGTGATGACGCAAACACTGAAACTGCGGAAGTCTTTCAGGGCTTAATTCGAAATATTGAATATCAATCAAACGCAGACAGCGCCTATGACATGGCGGCTGAATTTGCGGTTAAATCATCTATTGGCTTTATCCGCATTGATCATGAATACGAAGATGAGGAATCGTTTAACCAGCGGCTTTGCTTTAAGCGCGTTATTAATCCCCTGGCCATTATACTTGACAGCGAATCTGTGGAAGCTGACGGCAGCGACGCTATGCACGCTTTTGTGTTAGAAAAGATTAGTGTTGCTAAATTTAAAAAGGATTATCCAAAATTTAATCCAGTTTCGTTTAACACAGACCAGCAAGGCCGTAATAAGCCATTAAAGGATGACGATACAATCACAATTTGTGAGTTTTTTAAAATACATGAAGAATCCGTTGTCATGGGGCAATTGGAAGATGGCAGCAAGGAAGAAGCACAAGAAGGCATCGCGTATGTCGCAACCCGGCGGGTTACTAAGCGTAAGGTAAAGCGATACATTCTTTCTGGCCAAGATGTTTTAGAACAGGGTGACTTTCCGGGGCGATATATCCCGATTATTCCCGTTTACGGCCAAGAGGCGTGGCAAGAGGGTGAGCGCAAATTATTTAGCCTTATTCGCAAATCCAAAGGCGCACAGCAGCAATTTAACCTTTGGAAGTCGCTAGAAACAGAATTGCTTTTGCGCGCGCCTAAGGCAACCTATACAGCCGCAGCCGGACAAACGGAAGATTTTGCTGAAGATTATTTGTATCCTGACAAGGCTGCCGTGCTTCGCTACAAGCACAAAGACGAATCTGGGCAGCCTTATCCGGCATTAGTGATTACTCCACCACCCCAACCACCTGTTGGCATTATTGGTGCAGCACGTGGCGCTGTGGACGACATTAAGGCCACGATGGGGCTTTATAATGCATCTATCGGCGCACGCAGTAATGAAACATCCGGCGTTGCAATTAATGCCCGCAAATTAGAGGGCGATATTGCGACTTATCACTTTAGCGATAATTTGACCAAAGCTATCGCACATGCAGGCAAGGTATTAGTTTTTGCTACGCCTGATGTTTATGATACACCGCGCACTGTCCGAGTTATTACGCCCGAAGATGAGTCGGTGTTGGTTGGTATTAACGGCGCAATGGTTGAGGATCAACAAAAGCCCGTTGACCTTCGGACTGGTAAGTACACGGTTAAGGTTATCACTGGCCCTTCTTTTACCACACGCCGCCAAGAGGCACTCGCTTATTTGACAGAGGCATTCAAGGGCAATCCGGCACTAATGCAGGTCGCTGGTGATTTATATTTCAAATATTCCGACTTCCCGGGTGCTGATGCAATCGCCGAGCGCCTGAAGCGCACTATTCCAAAAGAAATATTGGGCGAAGATGAAGATGCACAAGACCCCGAAAAGGCGCAAATGGTGCAAGCATTACAGCAAAGCCAAGCAACAATTGCGGCTATGGAAGCAGAGTTAAAAAACATGCAGGATAGCCTAGAATTGAAACAGGCAGACCTTGCTCTAAAGGCGCAATCAGAGGCGAATGATCAAGAAATTGAGCGCGCGCGCCTTGTGCTTGAACAAGAAAAGATAGCGATTGAGCGATACAAGCTGGACATTGAGGCCGCACGGCTAATCAATGAGGACAACAAATTAAGGCAGCAACAAGAAATTGCTGTTGCCAATGAAATTGCCGCCCGGGCAATCATCCCATTTGAAGGGATTGCAACAAGCAACGAAAGCATGATACAATGACAACCGAAGCGATTGATACGGCATCCCCTGAGCAAGCCGAATTAGACAACGCATCAAGCCAAATTCAAGAGGATGTTTCTGAAACTGAAACAACCACTGAAGAAAAGACCCAAGAGGCAGCGGGTGAAGAAACCCAAGAAGTTTGGCCAGACAAGGCTGTTAAAGCCCACGCCGAGCAAAAACGCCGCGCTATCCGGTTAAAGATGGAAAATAAGCAATTGCGCGACCAGTTATCGCAGTTGCAGCAGGCGCAGCAGGCCATTAAGCCGCAACAAGCGCCAGAAATTGTTCAGTTCGACACTTATGATGAATATGTGGACGCACTGACTGATTATAAAATTAGCCAAAAGCTAAACGAAGGCGAAAAAGCCAGATTACAACAACAACAAGAAAATGTTGAGGCAAATTGGGTTGTAAAGCGAGAGGTAGAAATCGCCGAGCGAGCAAAAGAATTTAGGGCGCAAGCCTCAGATTACGATGTAGTTCTTCAAGAAGTGACTCCAATTGTTTCACAGTTCCCGCCAGACCTTGAGCGTCTGGTTATGTCTTTAGAAGACCCTGTTGTCGCAATCTACAATCTTCAAAAAGAAGATAGGCTTTTAGATTTGCTTGATATGTCAATCCCGCAAGCTGCTGTTTTGCTGGGTAAGGCAGAGGCTAAAGGCTTTACGGCAAAAAAACCTGTTACTGCGGCTCCCGCGCCTTTACGTGCGGTCAAGGGCAGTGGCTCACCCAACCAGACCCTTTCACGGCTCGCGGATGATCCAAAGAAGCTGATGGAATGGTACAGACAACGATAGGAAAAGACGATGCCTAATACAATCTTAAACGTATCAGAACAGGGTAAGATTATCTCTGGCCTGATGGGCGAAATGTTTGAAGACAAAATCCAGTTTGTGAAAGCAATTGATAAAGAGCCAGAGCGCACGTTCGGTTCTTACAATGGCTTCAAAGCTGGTGTGACTGCCAACATTGGCCTGCCTACACGATTCAATGCAACATCTACACCTGATATTACATCTACAATGTCAGACGTTGATGAATTATCAGTTCCATTGACTGTTAACAACCGCAGCATTGTTTCATTCAACCTGACATCTTTTGAAATCGCAACAGAGCGTGATTTGAAAGACTGGGCTAAAACATTCCTTGAGCCTGCGGTTTCTCGCTTGGCACAAGACGTTGAATCCCGCGCAATGGTTCTTGCTAAAAACGCTGTTTACAACAGTGTGGGTACTGCTGGTGCAACTGTGTTTGATACAGACACAATCCTTGCTGCTGGTCAGAAAATTGATGAATATGCGTGCCCAGATATGGATAATCGCTTTGTATTGCTAAACCCTGCTGCTAACCGCAGCGCGGTAAACGCACGCAAGGGCTTGTTCCAATCTAGCACGGCGATTGCTGAACAATACCGCAATGGCTACATGGGTGAAGCAGACGGCTTTACGTTCCTGCGTAATAACTTATTGCCTATTCAGACAAACGGTAACGACGTGACTGGCGTAGCAGTTGCTTCTGCTGTATTAACCCCTGCAACGGGTGCAACACAGCTGGGCGTAAACGGCTTGACCAACACGACTGGTACGGTAACGGCTGGACAAGTGTTCACCATCGCTGGTGTTAACCAAGTTCACCCCATTACAAAAGCTGACCTTGGCGTATTGCAGCAATTTGTTGTTACGGCAAACGCTACTGCGTCGGGTACTGGTACGGCCACATTGTCAATCAGCCCAACTATCTACAGCTCTGCGTCTGGTTCGTTGCAAAACGTATCTGCGCTGCCTGCTAATACGGCTGCGTTGGTCTTTGTCGGTGCTGAATCCTCTGCCTTGTCGCAAAACCTTGCATTCCACAAGTCTGCATTCCGCTTTGCTTCATTGCCGATGGTTAAACCTGAAGGCCTCGACATGGTGGCATCTAAATCTGTTGACGGTATCAACATCCGCTTACTGCGTGGTTTTGATATTAAGACAGACCAGATGATCATGCGTCTTGACTGCTTGTGGGGCTTGGCTGCGGTTCGTCCTGAATGGGCTGTTCGCTTAACTGCATAACTAACCTGATAGGGGGCATCCGCCCCCTATCACTTTCTTTGAAAGGACAAAAATATGACTGTTGGAATTTTAAACGGCAACGCATACGGGGTATACATCATTAGCCAGTCGCTTGATGTTGTTTCTGTTGCTGCCAATACAACCGCTGAACAAACATTTACTGTTCCAAATTTGCGCCTAAATGATGTCGTGATGGTTAATAAGCCGTCCGTATCTGCTGGTCTTGGTGTTGTGAATGCCCGTGTAAGCGCAGCTAATACGCTTGCTTTGACGTTCGTTAATGCAACTGCATCAGCAATTAACCCTGCTGCTGAAACATACGTGATTACGGTTCTGCGCCCTGAAAGCCAGCGCCCTGCTGTTGCGATTGGTGATTAATATGATCACGATGACAAAAGGCGAGGCGGTTAAGTTTGTCAGTGAAGATTGGCAAATTGAGCAACTAAAAGAAACGGGCTGGGTTGTTGAAGGTGAGGATTCTGTTGAAGATGAAGCGCCCAAACGCCGTGGCCGTGTTGCCAAGGTGGATTAAATGACAACTGCACGCGGTATTATTACTAAGGCATTGCAAAAAATTGGGGCTTTAACTAAATCAGAGTCGCCATCGGCGGACGAGATTAGTGACGGCCTTGACGCATTAAACATGATGGTTTCATCATGGGCAAATGACAGCCTATTAGTTTATGCCCGTGCATGGGAAACATTTAGCCTTACCGGTAATCAGGCAAGCTATACAATGGGAACGGGCGGGGTATTTAACACATCCCGTCCGGTTTCTATTATTTCTGCTTATGTTCGAATCGGCACGACTGATTATGCCCTTGAGCCGATAGATGATCAAACATATGTAAATTATATACAGCAAAAAGCCACGGGCGGAATCCCACAGTTTTATACCAATGACAACGCAATGCCGTTAGTCACTATTCGGTTGTGGCCTGTTCCGTCTGCGAGTTACAGCATCTTTTTGCTTTCTGAAAAGGCATTAACTGCCTTTGATATTGACACGGTTATTTCGTTGCCCCCGGGCTGGGAACGTGCGTTAGTGTACAATCTGGCCAATGAGATTGCTCCAGAATATGGCCAGCCAGCCGACCAAAGTGTCTTTAAAATTGCCGATGACTCGCTTCGTGCAATTAAGCAATCAGTCGCTAGAAATAAAAGCATGGACAAACCGCCTATGAATATATTGGGCACAAATAATATTTATACTGGATGGACATCGTGAAGATTGGCTTAGTTGGCCCTTCTTATCAAGAACGCTCCTTGCCGTTTGACGCGCAAAGAAGCGTTAATTTATTTGCCGTCGCTGACCCGCAGGGAAAAGAAACGGCTGCTATGTATGGGACACCAGGGCTTACGCAATTCTCTGAAGTCGGCTCTGGCCCTATCCGGCAAGTGTTCACATCGGTGAACGGCAGATTTTTTGCTATTTCTGGTTCGCAATTGTTTGAAATTGATTCCGCCGGGAATGGAACAGCACGCGGAACGCTTGATACATCCGTTGGAAATATTACGGTTGATGAAAATGTTATTGAGCTGACAATTTGTGATGAATCTTTTGTTTATACGTTAAATTATACTAGCAACACTTTTGCTAAGGTGACGGATGCAGATTTGCTTCCGGCAAGCTCCATTACGACTATTGATGGATATTCCGTTGTGAGTCGGGTTAATTCTGGGCGGTTTCAATGGTCAGATTTGAACAATGCAAGTTCTTGGAACGCCCTAAACTTTGCTAACGCAGAATCTAGCCCTGATAAACTGGTTAGGGTGTTAAACGCGGTTGGCAGTCTTTGGTTGTTTGGTGAGCGCACCACCGAGATATGGGGAAACACTGGAAACGCCGCAAGCCCGTTCCGCAGAATTTCAGGCGGCAAAATCGACGTTGGCATTCTTGCCCCCAATACTGCTATTCCGTTGGATAACAGTATTTTTTGGGTTGGGCGTGATAAAGAGGGATTAGGAATTGTGTATCGGGCAAGGGGCTTTGATGCAGTTTCTATCGCTACGCCGCCGATTATTCGCAAGATTCAATCTATCAATAACCCAGAGGGAATGACAGCGTATTCTTATCAAGAAGATGGGCATGTTTTTTATGTCTTAACGGGTGGCGGGCTAGACACCACGCTAGTTTATGATTTGACTACGCAGCTATGGCATGAGCGAGCGTATCTTGGGGAAGATGGCCAATTCCAGCAACACCTTGGGTATTGCGGGGCAACTGCGTTTAATAAATTTTTGGTGGGTGATAGGCGCAATGGCAAGATTTACCAAATGAGCTTAAACTTTTATTCGGACAACGGCGAATCAATACTGCGCGAAAGAACATACACGCATCTTGTTGACGAACAACGCCGCATAAGATACAATAGCCTTGTTTTAGGTTTTGAAACAGGTGTTGGCCTTCAATCTGGTCAAGGTTCTAATCCCTTAGTATCCTTGAGCCTCTCTAAAGATGGCGCACGCACATGGTCGGATGAGTACACGACAAGCATTGGTGCGGTGGGTCAGTATCAGAAACAAGTGACTTTCCGCAGGCTTGGCATTGCCGAGCAGATGACTTTTCGTATTCGCATTTCCGAGCCTGTCAAGATTGCGATTATAGGGAGTTATTTAAATGCCTAGCGTTCAGTTGCCAACATATGACCAGATGGTTGAGGCCGAAAGCCTCAAGCCGCGCACGTCATGGCTGCGCTTTTTTGAGGATTTGTCAATTGGGCAGGCTGGTGAATTGTTCACGCCTGTTTTTACCGGGCTGACTGAGGTTGGGGCTGCCACTAAGGCCGGGACTTATTGGGTCATTAACGGCCAATTTGTTTATTTTGAGGTAGTTATTTCGCCTGCGACAAGCACTTCTAGCGTTGCAGGCACAACCTACTTTGATTTCCCATTAGACATACAAGGACAGGGGCTAATTGCTGCCTGTTCCGGCCCTGGGTTTTCAGCATCCGGCACAGCTGAGACAAACAACAGAATTTATCCGCCCACTTGGACTACTTTAACTGTTCCTGTAACAATCTCTGGCTTGGTGAGGGCATCATGAAAATTGATTATGTCCCTTTGCATACTATTGCGGATGAAATAGCGCCCAATGTTGCCGAACATTACAGTGAGGTGCTGGATAAAGATAATTATGGCGAGCCCAATATTGATTGGGATTATTATATCACAGCCAGCCTAGCGGGTCACATGTTGGCTGCGATTATTAGGGATAACGGCAGGATAGTTGCGTATTCAGTTTACTGCATCGGGAAAAACCCACGGTACAAACACAAGACCCAAGCATCCAATGAGGCGATTTACATAGACAAGGAGCATCGGGGGAACGGCATTCGTTTTATTGCTGATGTCCATAAATATCTAAAGAATCTGGGCGTAAGCGAAATACTTTACGCCTGGTCAAATGATAGGCTGGCTAAAATTTTAGAAAAGGCTGGTTGTTCTTCGCAAATGAAAATTTGGAGTGTGAGCTATGAGTAGGAGTATCGGTCGGATCATCATCCCCGCAGCAGCAAGTTTCCTGGCCCCTGGTATCGGAACAGCCCTTGGCCTTTCTGGCACGTTGGGAAGTGTGGCTGGCGGGGCTATCGCAGGTGGCCTTGGGTCTGCCCTTACAGGCGGGAAGCCCCTTCAGGGTGCGCTTACAGGCGGCCTTGGCGGTGCTTTATCTGGGGCATTAGGAACGGCGGCAGGCACGCCATTAGCAAACGCAGCTGGCCCAACGCAAGGTTCAGGAATATTAGGTTCGGTCACTCGCGGCTTGTCTGATACAGGCGTTGGTCGTGCTTTAACATCAATC